AATTTGCATTAACGCTAAAGGTGCAAGTAAAGGTTATAGTAGTGCACAATTAATGTGTTGACTCAAGCACACCCTTGATAGACGCGCAGAGGTTTCTAGGTGTATCGCGAAATAGTCAATGTTGAAATAAAATATGAAAGGTTTGAAATGACTGCGAAATTATTAAAAATCATTAAAACTAATAAAGAAATCGTCCCTACCGATGTAATGATGTGTAATATTTTGCGAAGATTAAAAAGAGGCGAGCATATTCAATGTACCGCTTTATCAATTAGTTTTGAAAAATTTGATATGTTGTGTGATATTACAAAAACAGGCTCTTTGCGTGATAAAAGATTTTCTATTATAACTTATAATAATACAAAAAGAACAGTTATTGAGAGAATTAAATAGTTGACTTAAAAAGTCGGCGATGTTATAGTTTTCATAATACTTAAAATTATGTCTAATTATTGCGGGTTATATCAGTAGCAGATAGTCCGGTTCATACCCGGAAAGTCGTTGGTGCAATTCCAACACCCGCTACCATCTTTCAAATTATATGGCAGATACCATTTATACTTCAGAGTTAGGGACAAAAATTTGCTTGCTTATTTCAGAAGGCTATAGCTTACGCGCTATCGCTAAGGTTAGCGGCATGCCATGTAAAGCTACTATTATGAATTGGTGTATTTCTCAGCCAGATTTTTTAGACCAATACACGCGCGCGAAAGAACAGCAAGCTGAAGCATTTAATGAGGATCTTATTGAGATTGCTGATGATGGCGCTAACGACTGGATGGAAAAATTTGATAAAGATGGTCAGTCTGCTGGCTGGGTATTAAATGGCGAGCATGTGCAGCGTTCAAAATTGCGCATTGAGGCTCGTAAATGGCTTATGGGCAAAATGAAGCCTAAAAAATATGGCGATAAAATTACAAGTGAAATTACAGGCGCAAATGGTGGCCCGATAGAATATACTGATGCAAAAGCAGCTCTCTTACGCAGAACAATTTCAACAGCTCCCGATGGCGGAGCAGATAGAGAAGATTAATGCGCTGACAGAAGATCAAGCATATAAGCTTCTGTACGACTGGGATTGGAATGCAAGGCCAGATCAAAAGCTACCTATATCAAGACCGTGGGTTGTTTGGATGCCACTTGCAGGTCGTGGGTGGGGGAAAACTCGCACAGGTGCTGAAACTGTTCGCGAATGGATAAAAACTTACAGATATGTGAATTTAATAGGCGCAACTTCTGATGATGCGCGCTCTATTATGATTCAGGGCGAATCTGGTATATTGAATATATGCCCCAAAGATGAGCGCCCACGTTATTTAAAACAAGATAGAAAACTTTTGTGGCCTAATGGCGCTGAAAGTCTGATATTTACCGCTGATGAACCCGAAAGACTTCGTGGCAAGCAGCATATGAAATTCTGGGCCGACGAAGTCGCCGCTTGGCGTTACCCAGAGGCGTGGGATCAGGCGTCACTTGGGTTGCGTTTGGGAGATAATCCGCAGGCGATTGTCACGACAACGCCAAGGCCAACAAAACTTATTAAAGATTTAGTTAACAGTCCAACAACATTTGTTACGCGCGGCAGCACTTATGATAATAAGGCCAACCTAGCTAAAAATTTCATGGAGCAAATCGTTGCTAAGTACGAAGGCACTCGAATGGGGCGCCAAGAGCTTAACGCGGAATTGCTGCTTGATAACCCTGGCGCGCTTTGGACTCGTGATAATATAGAAGAAACGAGAGTTCGTGTTTATCCGAATTTAACTAGGATAATCATTGCTTTAGACCCGAGCGCCTCCTCGAATGAAAATAGTGACGAATGCGGCATAATTGTTGCAGGCATTGCTACGATTGACGGTAAGGTGCATGGTTATGTTTTAGATGACAAATCAAGAATTAGTAGCCCCGACGCTTGGGCCAAAGAGGCGGTTAGGCTTTACCATCATTGGAAAGCCGATAGAATAATTGGCGAGGCAAATAATGGTGGCGATATGATTGAAGCCATTATTAGAACCGTTGATCCGAATGTTGCATATAAAAAAGTTCATGCAAGCCGGGGAAAAGAAACAAGGGCGGAGCCGATTAGCGCATTATACGAACAAAAGCGCGTGCATCATGTTGGCATGTTTGCCGAACTTGAAGACCAGCTTTGCGAATGGAATCCGGCAATTTCAAAAGATTCGCCAGATAGACTGGATGCTTGCGTGTGGGCTTTTACGGAGCTTATGACGGAAAACCAATTTGATGGCTTTCTACAATATTACAAAACTTTATCAAAAAAATAATTTAACAAATGGAGTTATAAAATGACAATATCTTTAAAAGCACCGAGCGCATTTCAAACAGTTACAGCGCGCAGTGGCAATGCTTACACATCAAATGTTAATGCTATTATAACTGGCGTTCCAACTTCTGGTTTTGATCTTGATGATCTTTATACTGCTGGTTGTATCCCAATGCCGCTTAATGGTGGATTGAGTAATTTTACTGCTACTACAAATCCTGGCTCTACTAATGATAACACTCAGGGTTACGCAATTGGCTCAAGCTGGTTTAATAAAAACACTGGTATCGAATATCGCGCTGAAGCGGTTACAACCAACGCAGCAACATGGGTAGCTATTGGTTCAGCTTCAAGTCTTGGCTTACCATTTGTAGCGGGTCGTTTCTATGGTATTCCAGCCGGTTCAACTCAGGCGGCTGTTCTGACAGTGCTTGGCACTCTTTATGCTTATCCAGTCTATATTCCTGCTGGCACAACCCTTGCTACGCTTAGCCTTGGCTCAACAACTGGTCAAACTGGCGGTAAAGGTCGCTTTGCTTTGTTTGCTGATAATGGCGCTGGTTATCCAGGTGCTATTGTTGCCGGTACAGATTCTGGTGATCTTGCCGCGACAACAACCGCTGTTGCAACATCAGGTGCGCTTACCGTTGCGCTTGCATCTGGTTGGTACTGGGTTGGCTCTATCTTTACAGCATCAAGCACAATGCCATCAGTTACTGGCAGCACTGCAATTTATGCAAGCAGCCTTAATTCACTTATTGGTTCTGATACTGCAGCTCACGCGCTTACAGTTTCTGCTGAAGCGTCTTCAGGCATTGCAATAACTGGCCAGACCTATCCAGTTACTAATATGACAACATCATTTGCAACATTCCCAGCTTCTGCTGCAATACAGCTGAATGTTACAACTCCAATTGCAATTTTAGGCGTGTAATTAATTAATAAACCCCGCCAAGGCTATACGCGCAAGCGCACCCTCAAACCGGCGGGTTACTTTTAATTTTAAGGATTCAAAATAAATGTCAAAAGGCGGGAAAGTTACAGATTTAACTACCTCTGGCTTTTTAGCTAATTTTAGTCAAAGGGTAACGAATACTATAAAAGGTATTCAGCAAGTGTGGATGTCCCCACTTGACCCTTTGGTACCTATTGCTCCAGATACAGTGCGTGGTCGCCAATTTGATTATCAAAATGGCTACAACATTAATGTTCCGCCTCGCCCATATGAGCCGGGCATGTTTGCTGACTTGCGCAACCTCGCGCAAAATTGTGATATACTTAGGCTTGTAATAGAAACACGTAAAGATCAGCTTGAAGCATTACCGTGGGCTATTGCGCCAAGGAACGATGATGCGGCTGAAAATACAGATTTTTCTGCTAAAATTAAAGAAATAACGGATTTTTTACAATATCCTGATAAGCAGCACGACTGGAGCCAGTGGCTTCGCATGATTCTTGAAGATTCGTTTGTGCTTGATGCGGCGGTTGTTTATCGTCGTCCAAATAAAAAAGGTGGTTTATATAGCCTTGATATTATTGATGCTGCTACAATAGCATTAAAAATTAATGCCGACGGTCGTATGCCAATGGTGCCAGAGCCTGCTTATCAGCAGATTTTAAAGGGTATCCCAGCTGTTGACTATACGGCTTACGAATTATTATATTTACAACGCAATCCACGCTCGTGGACACCTTACGGTTTTAGCCCAGTTGAGCAGATTATTATTACAGTTAATACGCAAATTCGCCGTATGATTGAGCAATTGTCATATTTTACAATGGGTAATATACCGCAAGGATTTTTAGAGTTACCTAAAGAATATACCCCGCAACAAATAGTTGACTTCGCAACATCATTCAATGCAATGCGTGAGGGTAATTTAGAAGAGCGCTCTAAAATGGTATTCGTGCCACAGGGCGCTAAATATCAGGCCGTTAAAGAGGCGCCGCTTAAAAATGATTTAGATGAGTGGCTTGCAAGAAAAATTTGTTTTGCTTTTTCAATTTCGCCAGAGCCATTTGTAACAAAAGTTAATCGCGCAACCGCCGAAACTTCTAAAGATACTGCTGAAAAGGAAGGCATAGTTCCAACACAGCACTGGTTTAAGCGGTTCATGGATAGAATTATTCGTGAAGATTTCCAAGCGCCTGATTTAGAGTTTGTTTGGCTAAATGACAAAGAGCAAGATGCGCTTGAAGCATCAACAATAAATATTGGTTATGTAAAGGCTGGGATACGCTCGATTGACCAGATACGCTCCGATCTCGGCGACGAAACGCTCGGGGGAGTTTTCTCAACGCCAATGCTTGCCACAAACACAGGATACGTGCCCGTTGGTTATATGCCGCCAGTTTCAGGCGCAAGTGACGAAGGCGATAATACAAATGATAATACGCACGATAATACCCAGCAGCCTAATGATGATGATAAAACTGCAGGCAAAAAATCTGTTGCGCAAAAATTAGCTTACGCAAACCTTGTAAAGAGAGGTAAGCGAAAGCCCGCCCCTTTCGTAGAGCCGCAACCCTAAAAGGGCGTGCGGCTCTAAATAAAATTTTAGTTCCTATCCTTGAAAAAACAGGGAAAGACGTTGCCAAGCAAGTAAAAACAAAGCTTGGTAAGCGGTTGGCTAAAAATAAGGCGGCTGATAACAATAAAAAAGCAAAGTCAATTGCTGATAGTATTAATCTTAATGCTATGACGCAAATTGCTTACGATGTTACCGATGCGTTAAATGACGTTGCGCAGGATAGCGCGTTGCAAGCATTGCTATTTATTCAAGCGCCAGAATCTGATGCTCTTTTTAATAGGGTATTTGACCGCGCGGTTAGTTATGCCGCCGACCGTGGCGCTGAAATGGTTGGTATGAAATGGGTTGATGGTGAGCTTGTAGAAAATCCAAAGGCTGAGTGGGTTATAACCCAAGCAACCCGCGATGAAATACAAAGCCTTATTGTTGACGGCTTAAATAACAGCCTTACACGCGATGAGATAGCAAATAATATTGAAAGTGCCGCGGCTTTTAGTCCGGAGCGTGCTGATTTAATTTCAGCCACGGAAATCGGGACTGCTAATAGCCAAGGCGCACTCGAAGGTTATAAGGCGGCTCGCGATGTTGTTGGGCTGAAACTTAAGAAATATTGGATACCTGATGAAGATCCGTGCGATGACTGCCAAGAAAACGGCGACGCTGGGCTTATTGATTTGGATGATGACTTTCCAAGCGGTGACGACGCACCGCTAGCACATCCAAACTGCTTTATAGAGGGTACTAACATATCAGCTCTGGGAGTTACTAGAGCGTATAGGCGTTGGTTTGAGGGGGAAATTATCACTGTTAATATCGGCAGTAATAATTTTAGCGTTACTAGAAATCACCCTATATTGACGAATAGAGGATTTATTTTCGCTAAGGATTTGAAGATTGGCGATAGTCTTGCACAATGCATCAGTATTAATAAATCTTCGCTGGTCAACCCAAATAATAACTACATCGAAACCAGAATTGAGCAGATATTTGATTCGCTCTTGATGGCGTGTGGCGGCGTTTCCGCCACTATGCCAACCACCACCGAACACTTCCACGGCGATGGAGTTATTGATGGTGAAGTCAACATTGTAAATGCCAACAGCAACTTGGAAATTAATAATTCCGCAGTTTTGAATAAAGTTGAAAATGATTTTTTCAGAGCCAGTGAGCTTGGCAATGGTGAAAGTAGATTGATTAGTAAGAGCGCGTTGCAAGAGTTCGTTGTAAGGAACTTTTCTGCCTTTGATAGCGTTGTTGGCGGCTGCAGCTCTGATTTGTCGACTTTCAGTACTGCTGAGTCGAGCCTCAGCGAATTGGGCTTGACTTTTAGTGCGAACAGTAAGTCCGAGTCTTTTGAAGCATCTACGCAAAACTCCGCTATGACATCCGGCTCGCTTAGCGATAATGACACTGCTTTCGCCAGACAAATAAGATTTGTAAAAATTATAGATTTGATCGTTAGTGAATTTAGGGGTCATGTTTATAATCTCGAAACAGTTGATGGATGGTATATAGCAGAGTCCATTATAACTAGCAACTGCGAATGTACGATTGCGGCAGAGGAAGTTAAAGAAGAAAATCAAGATAATTCTGAAGAGGAATGATTAAATATGTCTAAGTTTAATATTTTTATTCCTATCCGCAAAGTGGATGAGGAAAAGCGGCTTGTATATGGCATTGCTACGGCAGAAATGCCTGACAGTTCTGGCGAGATATGCGATTATGCTACCACCGTGCCTTATTATAAGGCTTGGAGTGCACGCATTGAAAAAGCAAGTGATGGTAAAAGCAAAGGCAACCTTCGTTCTATGCACGCTAATATAGCTGCTGGCAAGGTTACGCAAGTTGAATTTAACGATGCAGAAAAGCAAATTGAAATCTGCGCAAAGGTTATTGATAATGACGAATGGAAGAAAGTTATTGAAGGTGTTTATACGGGGTTTTCGCAAGGCGGTGCTTATGTAAAAAAGTGGACTGATGGCGATTATAAAAAATATACTGCAAACCCTTCTGAAATTTCCCTCGTTGATAATCCATGTTTGCCAACCGCCACTTTTGAAGTGATGAAAACTGGTGGAGGCACCGAAATGCGTAAATTTAAAACTCAGGAGATTGATAAAATGGCTAAAATAGATAACACGCAAGAAGATTTAGTGCAGGGCTGGAAAGCAAAAGATGGTAGCTTCCATATTAGTAAAGCCGCTGCAGTTGCACATAATGAAGAGCTTGCTAAAAAGAAAGATACAGCTCCAGCAAATGGCGAATATGGTACAAGCCCAGATGGGGATGGCGAAACAGGTGATAATGAAGATGAAAGCGACACAGAAGGCAAAGATCATGCGAATACTGAGAAGGACGGCAATGCCAAAGCGGCAACTAACGAATTTGGTAAACGCGACTTTTCGACAGACGAGCGCCAAAAAGCGGCAGATGCTGGCGAGGCGCTCCCTGATGGCTCATTCCCCATCAAAACGAAACAAGACCTTAAGAATGCTATCCATGCATATGGCCGCGCTAAAGATCCAGCAAAAGCGAAAGCTCATATTATTGAAAGAGCCAAAGCGTTAGGATCTTCTGGTGATTTGCCGCAAGGATGGGATGGCTCTGATAAGGGTGCGGAAGCTAAAAAATCAGCTATATCAGAATTAAAGAAATATGGCGGCGATGAAGTATGGGATGCAAAATGCGCGCTAGAAGCGCTATGCACTATAATGTGCTTATTAAATCACGAGGAATATGAGGCAAAATTTGAAGGTGAAAATGAGCCAGAGCAGTTAAGTGATTTAAAAATGGTTATTGATAAACTCAAAAGCTTTATTGCTTCTGAAATTATGGAAGAGGAAGTTGATGGCGAAGATATGGAAATGTCAATCGATGATATGGCTCAAAGTGCGAAAGACATACTTGGGAAAGTCGGCGCTAAAATGAGCGTAACTTCTAAAGGCCATGTTCAAAAAATGTATGAATCAGCCCAAGACCATCTCGGCAAAATGCAAGAGTGCATGAAAGCCCTCGGAATGGATGGCATGGATGGAGGCGATGGTAAGGATGGCGATGCAGACACTAAAAAAGCTGCTATAGACGAACTTGCTAAAGTTAAGGCTGAGTTAACTAAAAAATTCGAGGAAGCTTTTACTCCGGCGCTTGAAAAGGCTACTGCTACTATTGATGCACTTAATAAACGTATTGGTGATTTAGAAGCGCAGCCTGCAGGTGCAAAAGGCGTTACAAAAGTTGTCTTGAAAGATGATAGCCACGGGGGCGAATCCGGTAATAGTAGCCCTGTCGAGGCCATAATGAAACGAACTGATTTATCGCCGGAGATGATGTTCAAAGAGTTATCCAAACACATGGGGCAGGCTAAATAACCTATCCTTTTTTAATCAATTAACAAAGCCCTTATGGGGCTTTTTTTATGGAGTTTATAATGTCAATATCTAGCGAAACACTAGGTTTAATGAAGAGTTCTTTAGGGAACCCATTAAATCAAATGAATAAAGCATTAACAACTGCTGGTGGCCTTACGTATTACGATTTGCGCGCACCATCTAAGTTATTGGTGCCATGGCTTACGCCTTTACGTAATAAATTGCCGCGTGTTGGCAGGCCTGTAGGTTACGGCGTTGCACATCACTGGAAGTCAATTCTAGCCGTTACTGGCTCTGGATTCGACGCGATGGGTTACGTTCCTGAAGGGCAGCGTTCTGGCGTATTAAGCTATTCTGCAACAGATGTGTTGGCGACTTACCAAACCCTTGGTGAAGAAAGCGCACTGACATTTGAAGCTGAATCTGCTGCGCAGGGCTTTGAAGATGAAAATGCAAACAGCACATTTATCCTTTTGGAAAAAATGATGTTGAAAGAGGAAACCACACTTCTTGCTGGTAACAAAACTATCGCCCTTGGCACGCCAACAACGCCAGCTACAAGTCAAGCTGGAACAACTGGCACATTACCAGGCGCCACTTATTCAGTGATAGTTGTTGCATTGACTCAGGAAGGTTATACTAACTCTTCAACTGCTGCAGTTGCAACTTCTAAGATTGTAACTGGCGCTGATGGAAATACTTATTCTATCAATGGCGGTAGTTCTATGAAGTCAGCAGCTGGTTCGCAGGCAATTACTTTAGGGCAGATCATGACTGCAACAACAACGGCTATCCGCGGCGCTGTTGCGTATGCTTGGTATGTTGGCGCATCAGTTGGCGCTGAAGTATTGCAAACTATCACTCCTAACCCAACTCTTGTGCAGTCTACGCCGCTTGTTAGTGGCACGCAAAATGCTTCAGCAGTTACACAAGACTCGAGTAAGAATGATGGAACTGGCGGTAGCAATCCTGTTACAGCATTTGATGGAATGATGACAACCGCATTTACTGCGGGTAATAATGCTTATTATAAATCACTTGGTTCAACGCTTACGTCGAGTGGTGCTGCATCAATTGTTGAAATTGATAATATGCTAAAAACCATGTGGGATACTTATCGCGTAACTCCTACTGTTATTTGGGTTAACAGCCAACAGCTTGTTGATATTCGTAATAAGGTGCTAAATGGCTCTGCCGCACCATTACTACGCATGAATCAAGATGTAAATGGTCGTGGCTATGATTTGAGCGCTGGTGGTACAATCACTTGGTATTTCAACCCATTCTCAACAAATGGTGGAACTCAAATACCAGTAATGTTGCACCCAACATTAGCGCCAGGAACTATTCTTGCCTATGCTGAGAATCTGCCTTCTTACTATAAGAATAATGATACTCCAGCGGTTGCAGAAGTAATTACACGTAGGGATTACTATAGAATTGACTGGCCGCTTGTTACAAGACAGCGTCAATATGGCGTATATTCAGAAGAAGTTCTTGCTGTTTATGCACCATTTGCGATGGGAATTTTGACTAACGTAGTTGCTGGTTAATTTTTTAGGGCAATGTCAGGTAGATGTTGCCCCATTTTTTAGGAGAAAGTTAATGATAAAGTTACAAGTGCCGAAAGGCGGAAGCAGCGCATCATTTAATGGCATAACTTACGAAGCTAATAAAAAAGGAATTATTGAGGTGCCAGACGAGGCTGTTACTATGCTCATTGCGCATCATGGATTTAAGATTATGCCTGTAGTTAAAATCGAACGCATACCGGTAGCAAAAAAGGTTGAGGTGGCTGTAGTTGCTGATGAACCAGTTGCCGAGTCGGCGGTGACGCCAGAGATAGAAGCACCACAGGACGCGGCGCAAGAAATAGAAGCGCCAATTGCCGAGCCAGAAGGGGATGTTGTATCTGATGCTGATAATATTTCTACTGCTAAAGAAAAATTGACATTAAAGTTAAACAAATAAAGGCTAAATAATGGCTGAAAATCTCACAACACTGGCTAATGTAAAAACGTGGCTTTCTGATTCAACAACGCCGCTGACAACCACTGATGATGCGTTGTTAACGAGCTTGATAAATCAGGCAAGCCGCGCGATTTACGCCTATTTATCAGTTAATACGCTTTTTTTACAAACGCTTGTTGACACATATGATGGCGTAAATAATACAAGGCAAGTTTTGGCGGTTTGGCCAGTTGTTTCGGTTGCTTCTGTTTATATTAATGGCTGCAATATTTTGCCTGCGCCAGCCGTCCCTAAGGTGGGGTATGGTTGGCGTCTTCAAGCGTATGCTGGTGTTCCGCCGGGAAGGCCGCAAGCACTTGATGTTTATGGTACTAGATTTTCACGGGGTCGCCAAAATATAGCAGTAACATATAATTCCGGCTATTCAGTAACTGAATCGCACACTATACCATCAACGCCATATCAGATAACTGCAAATCAAACATATGGTAGTTGGGGGCAAGATGACGGTGTCGTATCAACAACTGGCACTGTTTTTATGCCTGTAGCAAGCTCGCCAACAACTGGGCAATATTCAGTAAATATAACAACTGGTGTTTATACATTTGCTGCGGCTGACGCCGGAACACAACTATTAATTTCTTATAGCTATATTCCAGCGGATATTGAAGGCGCGTGCATATCATGGGTTGGTTCGCGGTATCGCTTTAAAGAAAGAATTGATTTTAAATCTAAATCTTTGGGCGGTCAAGAAACCGCAAGTTATGATATATCGGCAATGCCTGCCTATGTTGCGCTTACATTACAACCATATAAACGAACAAATATAGATATATGATAAATATAACTATGCAAGGCGATACGGAGTTTGTGTCTAGGCTTCGATCAATGCCACAAAAATTAAATAATTCGCTTTTGCAGGCAATTACGGGGGCGTGTATATCACTTGAAGCGTATATTAAAGATACGCAATTAAGCGGCGCAGTTTTGAATGTGCGAAGTGGCGATTTACGAAGAAGTATAAATCATGACGTGCAAAATAGCGGCAATCAAATTATCGGGGAAGTTTTTTCTGCTGGAAATATACCATATGCCAAAATTCAGGAATATGGCGGTACAATTAATCATCCTGGCGGCACAGCTTATTTTATAGACTCAAAAACGCAACTAGCAGTTTTTATTAGTAATGCTGAATCTTTAGGGTTGGGGCTTCCAAGAACAAAAGCGCATGAAATTAAAATACCAGAACGCTCATATATGCGTACTGGCCTTGCTGATAAAACGGCAGAAATTCAAGAAAGAATATCAACAGCAGTGCAGGAAGCAACGGCATGACAGTTTATATGGTATATAATTTTAATCAAAAGAAAGAGCGTTATATAAAGCGATACTTTTTAAATAAACAAAAAGCATTAAATTTTTTAGAAAGACTTGAAATTGAAGCTGTTTATATACCTAATTATTTAAAATCTATAGGTATTTTGCAATTCTCTACTATATCGGATTATTTTTTTAATAAAACAACCAGAGTGATATAATGACAACGCGCGAACAAGCAGCTGCAGCATTATTTACATTACTTTCTAGCGCTTATGCCTTTCAAGTAACCAGTCGTCGGTTTAAATCATGGGATGCGATATCTTCCTCGCAAAAGCCAGCATTATTTATGCTTGAACATACTGAGGAACATATTCGCGCTAAATCCCAAACGCCAGCACGCCGCACTTTAATGTGCGAAGCGTTAATTTTTATTGCTGATGGTAAAGATCCGAATGTGATACCAAGTACTACCGTTAACAACATCATTGATTCTATTGATCCAGTTAGTAGTGGCGTTTTAAAGCCTGATGATATTCCAAGTTTTCGGCAAACGCTGGGCGGATTAGTTTATGATTGCTTTATCGAAGGGAAGATCGCCCGTGTGCCGGGCGACGTTGATGGGCAGGGAATGATAACGATACCTATAAAAATAATATTTAATCAATAGAGGTGCGCTATGACTACTAATACAAACAACATAATTGATGAATGGTTTCGCGAATTTGTTCACGCGACAAATATAAATCAAGATGAAAATATTTATAATAAAGCGCAAGCCTCTAAAGAGCGCCTTAAAAAATTACTAGGTTCAGATAAACAAGAAATAATTGAACCTGTTATTGAAAATGCAACAACCAATAAGGAGACACTATAATGCCAGAATATGGATTCGGATCAGGCGCGCTTTGGAGTACTGCTTCAGCCGCCAACTCAACACCAGTGCGTTATGGTGCGCTACAAAATGTGGGCGTAGATTTTAAATCTACAATCAAACAGCTTTATGGTCAAAATCAGCTACCTCTTACAGTTGCACGCGGTGGAATGGCTATAAATGGGAAGGGTGAGCTTGTTCAAATGCAATCACGCTATTTTAATGATATTTTCTTTGGCGCGCTTTCAACGGCAACTGGCGGACAAATCTTAGCAGTTGATGGGGAGGCTGGCTCTATTCCGGCCACGCCTTACGCTATTACGGTTACAAATAGCGCAACCTGGACAACTGACCTTGGCGTTACCTTTTCAGCAACGGGCTTACCATTGACAAGGGTAGCTAGCGGCCCAACTACCAAGCAATATAGCGTTGCCGCTGGTGTTTATACATTTGCTGCAGCTGATACATTACTTGGTGTTAAAATTTCATATATTTGGACAACAACTGGTGGCGAAACCTTAACCATTGCCAACCAGCCGATGGGAGTTGCGCCAACATTTGCAACTGTGCTGTCGTTGCCTTATAATAGCCAAAAATTTACTATGACTTTGAATGCTTGTGTGGCTGATGGAATTTCGGTAAATACATCTTTAGAGGATTTTACAAAATTGCCCTTTACATTCAATGCATTTACTGATAGTAGTAGTACATTAGGCACAATGAGTTTTGCAGAGGCTATCTAGCATGGATGAAAGACGTTTGATTTTTTCAAACCTTTTGAACGGAGTTCCGCTCGAAGATATTTGCAACGCTTTCCATAAAACAGAAGCTGAGATTCGGGCGGAATTTTCTTATATAATTCAAAAAGTCAAGAATTATTGCTTTTTAAAAGGCCACCCAGCCATTTATTGCGATACTATAGAGCAGGCGCAAAAAAATCGTTATGCGATTTTTCCTATTTTAAAAATTATAAATTTGGATAAAGCGCCACAATTTAAAATTAAACACGAAAAATTTGATGGGAAATTTTCATGAGTGACTTCAAAGTTTTGACAATTGGCGGGAAAGATTATCAATTTTCTGATTTGAATTTAAAAGCTCTTCAGAAAATATGGCCTATGATGCCAATACTTTCAGCTCCTACAAATGGCGAATATATGCTTTATTTAAACAAAGCATTAGCAATTGCCTCTGTTAAAGATAATCCTGATCTTACAGAAGAGTTCCTTGCTGAAAATGTATCTGTTACAGAAATTTTTGACCTTGGAACATTTATAAGTGAGCAGCTAGGCAAGCTTACAAAAAAAAAGAACCCGGAGACATTAGCTCAAGTGACGAGCCAGTCAACTGGGGGTATATCTATGGTGGAATCATTACAGCCACAGGATGGAGCTGGGAATACATAGATGATTATGTTACAATAGAGCGATTCTATGCGCTATTGGATTATTGGCAAGAATACCCACCGATAAATGTAAGCGCTGCAGCTTTTATGGGGATTAAGAAAAATGCTAAAAAAATATTCTCTCAAAATTCGGCTAAGTCTATTATTGTTGAATCCATTGAATTAGAGCCAGAATAATATGACAGATAGTGAAGTTAAAGTCAATATTACGGCACAAACGCAAGACTTTGTGCCACCTATACATGACGCGGGTGATCAATTTGAAAATTTTTCCAGTCGTATTAGAGCGCATTTAGGCGCAATGAGTGAGGCTTTCTCCGTTGGTAAAGAGGCTGCAGAAGGTTTTATTGCCGCTTTCGCTGTTGAAAAGATTGCAGAATTTCTTGATAAAGTTGGTGAGTACGCAGAAGGGCTTCAGCGCGCCTCGGCTATGACAGGCTTATCTACACAAGCCATTCAACAATTCCAATTTGCAGTAACATTGAGTGGCGGGGATGCTGCAACTACAACGCAAATGATTGACCGCCTCGAAAAATCGATGGCATCAGTTTCAAATCCTACCAGCCAAGCAGCACTTGCATTTCAAGCGATGGGTGTTAGTGCTACTGATGCGACAGGCAAATTACGTCCAGTTAGTGGCGTTCTCGCTGATATAGCTAATTATTTCTCTAAAACCGCTGATGGTCCAGCTAAAACCGCCATCGCTATGGATTTAATGGGGCGTTCTGGCGCGCAATTAATCCCAGTCTTAAATAAAGGTGCGGCTGGCCTAGAAGAGCTAAATCAAAAATTTGCTGAAACACAATCTACGCTGGGAAGTCAAGATGTTGAGGCGCTTTCTAATTACGCAGAGAATGTAAAAGTTTTAAGTACTGCATGGCAGGGCTTAAAGGATCAGGTTGCTCTCGCGCTTGTGCCTCTCGGCAATCTAGTTGTCACCTTTTTTACACAATTAGACGAAGCAATCACAAAAGATATATTAAAAATTCGTGAATTTGTCGCTGAATTAAAAATAGCTCTTGGCGCGACTCCTCCAGAGGTCTTAACAGAAGATAAGCCGCAGGCCGCAACACCTCAAACTGCAAAGCAAATTACTGATGCAAAGAGTGCTGCAGAAGAAGAATTAAAAATAACATATGAAGAGCAGCAATCTAAACTCGCGCAATTTAAAGAAACCTCATCAAGCAAGCAAGCACTTGACACGGAGGATAACGCTCATCTTTTAGCTATTGGAGCTGAAAGTATGCAGGAATATATTTCCAATCAAAAAGCTATCCTTCAACAGCAAGAAACAACTTATGGCACTACCTATGAAGCGATGCTTAAAGATACTGAAGAGTTTTATGCTAAGAAAAAAGTTTTAGCAGATGGCGATGCCGCCGAACTTGCTAAAATAAATGAGCAAGAACAAAAGGAATATGAAAAACTTTCCCTTGATAAGCAAAAGGCTGATGATAAATTTACTTTAGAAAACAAAAAGTTAAACGACAAGGCTAGTCAAGATTCGCTTAAAGATTATAAGACATTTTTTGATAGTATAACAAAATCATGGGAAAGTGTTACTGAGCAATTAATTCGTGGCACAACTACATGGGGACAGGCATTCAAAACAATTGTTGGCAATATGATTGTTGATTTTGCCAAAATGGCGGAGGCTAATGTTGCTAAAGCTATATGGGCTGATTTAACAACTAAAGGAAGCAGTATAACAACTTCTTTAGTAAAACAAGAGGCGAATGCATCAACTGCTGCTGGAGAGTCGTATGTTTGGGGTGCTGAATGGGGTGGGCCCATAGCTGGCGCTGCTGCCGCTGCTGCTGCTTATGCAGGCGTTTTAGCATTTGGCATACCTTCGGCTGCCGGTGGCTGGGGTGAGGTTCCTCAAGATGGTCTTGCGATGATTCATAAAAAAGAAATGGTATTACCAGCATCCATCGCTGATAAAGTTAGAAATATGACAGAAGGCTCTGGCGGTGGCCATATCTTTAATATTAGCATTTCTGCCGTTGATTCGGCTTCTGTAAAAAATCTTTTCATGCAAAATGGCGGTGCGCTTGTGGCCTCGATAAATCAGCAAGTACGCAATCTTAATCCAAAGGCGACTATGTAATGTCAACACAAGTACTCCCATCATTGCCTGGCCTTACTTATGACGTGGTGCGCACGCCTATGTGGGGTAATACCGTTGAGCAATTTGTTTCTGGTAAAGAACTGCGTATAAACAATGGCTGGACATATCCGCGCTATCAATGGGATTTAATATTTACTTTACTACGTAGTAATGCAACAAATCATGAACTTCAAACTTTAATGGGTTTTTATAATGCCAGAAATGGTAGTTATGATAGCTTTCTTTATACTGACCCTGATGATTCAAGCGTAATTGGACAGTCTATAGCAACAGGCGACGGCGCAACTCTAACTTTTCAATTAGTTCGGACTTTTGGGGGTTATGTTGAGCCTGTGTTTGCGCCAAATACCGTAACCACGGTTTACGTTGATGGGATAGATCAAGTCGGTCATTGGTCAGTATCTAACTGGGGTAGTTCTACGCCAGGCATCCTAACATTTGCTGGCGGCTATGCACCAACTTCTGGTAAGGCTATTACTGCGGATTTTACTTACTATTTCCCTGTAAGATTTAAAGATGACAATGTGCCATTTAATAATTTTATGAAACAACTTTGGGAATGTCAAAAAATTTCCTTAATGAGCATAAAATAATGAAACCAACAAATGCAGCGCTAAATGCCGTTTTAGCAAGTGGTGAATTCATAAGAGTAGATGCTTATATATTCACTCTTATTGATGGCACCATACTTAGATATATTAGCGGTGATGCTGATATTATATATGGCGGCCATACATATTCTGCAGGCGGAATAAATGGAGCTATAATTAACAATGGGCAAAAAACACAGCTACATTGGAAAACAGGGCTTGATGTTGACACATTAATATTTGACATTGCTCCTCGCGGTGCAACCGTAGAGGGAATTCCATTCTTTCAGGCAATTCATCAGGGGTTTTTCGATGGTGCTGACTTAACCTTGGGGCGCTTTTATATGTCAACTTATGGCAATATATCGCCAGGACTGCTGACTGTATTTCAAGGACGTATTGGCAATATAGATATGGGAAGGATTAAGGCAACATTTACAATTAATTCTTATACAGAATTATTTAATATGCAATTGCCACGCAATACTTACCAACCGCCTTGTTTAAATACGCTTTATGATACTGCTTGCACATTAAATCAAGCTAGTTTTGCAACCACTGGGAGTGTGTCTTCTGGTTCAACTGTCATTAGCATTAATGCTACATTGTCACAAGCCACAGGTTATTTTGCATTAGGAAAAATAAAATTTACTAGTGGCACAAATAACGGATTGCAGCGCGGCGTCAAGACTTATACAAATGGCAGTCCCTCAGTTATAACGCTCAGTATACCTCTCGGAACCGCGCCTTCCGCAAGTGATACTTTTACTATTTATGCTGGTTGCGATAAACAGCAATCTACATGTACTAATAAATTTAGTAATTTAGTAAATTTTAGGGGTCAGCCATATATTCCGGAGAACAGCACTGCTGTGTAATTTATGAATGAAAAAGAACAGTTAGAGCGTGAAAAAGTAATAGAAGTAGCCAAGACTTGGCTGGGAACTGGCTATCACCACATGGGCAGGATTAAGGGTGCCGGCGCTGATTGTCTTACACTTTTGGCTGAGGTTTATTTTGAGGCTGGTTTAATTCCTAAAATACAAATACCGCATTATCCGCATGATTGGCATTTACATCGCTCAGAGGAAAAATATTTAAAAGGATTACTTAATTATACAAAAGAAATAGAAAAACCTGAAAAAGGTGATATAGTGTTATGGAAATTTGGCCGATGTTTTAGCCACGGAGCAATTGTTATTGATTGGCCGCAGGTTATACATTCATATACTGGCCGTGGCTGTACTTATGAAGATGCTGAAGCTGCCCAATTTTTAAAGAAAGTTGGTGAAAATACAGAAAATAACGGTCAATTGCGTCCACATAAATTTTTTAGTTTTTGGAATAAATAAGAATGTCATTCTTTTTTAAAAAACCAACACAAGCCGCAAGTCAAACGATAGCATCGGGGCTGAATATACAAAGTTCAGCATATGGCGGCGTTATTCCGCTTGTTTATGGCATTACAAGATTGGCTGGCAATTTAATTTGGTATGGTGATTTTAATACTGTAGCTACCACTTCCTCGCCATCCTCTGGCGGTGGCAAAGGCGGGGTAGGCGGTGGCGGCGGGGGGAAAGGCGGCGGCGGAACGACAACCTATACATATAATACTGCGTTTGCTATGGGGCTTTGCGAGGGGCCTATAGGGGGAGTGCGTTTAATTTATATTGATAAAAATATTTATAATGTTGCAACGGCTGGATTTACTGAATTTTTTGGTACATATCCACAAACGCCGTGGGGCTATTTAACCACGAATCATCCCGGACAAAACCTAGGATATAATGGCCTTGCATATGTTGCGGCATCCAGTTATCAGCTTGGCACAAGCCC